CAGGTTTTCGTTCTGGCATACGAAGATAATTAGATGCAACCCAAGGTTTGGATGCGATATACATCTTGTAAGCAGTAAAAGTGTCAATGCTTGTGTCAAGTTTATACTCATCGGGCATTGCTCGTGCAAAAGGAGTTACTTCTGTAATCTTCCCCCTTGGAAACAAATAGAAAGCATCTACAAGAGTTTTATAGCAAGAATGGACCTTATTATACCGTAAGGTATATTCATCACACAAGTTCATTCCATGTTTAATCAACCAATAGGCATTGTGAATATTTTCTAATGCCCATTTAGTACATGGATGATTGCGGAAGGCACCCTTCTCAGTTCTATAAGGTGTGTTGTCTGCTTTGAGAAGAAAACCATAGTTGTGTCCCCATTTTTCAGATGCCACAATAGAAAGCATTTGACAGCACTCCAGAGGCATCTTAACAACATGCTTGTCGGGAAGACAAACAGCACTTTCAGCAGGCCAGGGAGAAGTTACGAAGATGTTCATCCAAAAGTTGAATCAGGTTCCAGAGCAATATAATAAGTCACATCAAACCCAGTATTTTTAAATCGTGACAAAAGTTTAGATGAGATTACGACTTCATAAGATCCAGGAATAATTTTAACGTTTTCTACTTTAAAATTAAAAGCAAATACCTCATCAGTCTCACCAACAATTACAGAGAAATCATTGGAAGTATCATTCTTTTTATCACGAACTACAAGTTTAACTACTCCCGCTTCACCAACAACAGACAAATCGGGAAGTTGATAAATTGAAGCTGCTTTAAGTAGTTTATCAAGTTCTTTCGTATCTAGAAGAAAGCATACATCCTCACTTGGTAGATTGATTGATTTTTCAGGAGGAGTAATAATTACATTTGGATCTGCAAAAAAGTACTTAGATCGAATTTTACCTTCTTTAATGACAACATATCCATCATTTTGAAAATCAAGTTCTGCACTTTGATGCAGATTAAGACCATTCAAAAATTGATTTAAATCATAGATTGCAAAATCTTTGGAGATGTCCTCTTCGATCACTGCCTCAGCAAGAATGTTTTTCATTACCGAAATAGTACGAAGAGAATTACCTTGCTTGAACAGAATAGACTGATTGATAGAAGAAAAATTCTTCAGGAGAGTGATTGTTTTATCAGAGAGTTTCATAATTTTTGTGTTTAATTTCACGATCAACGAAATTCAGAGAGACCATTATCTTTGCGAGAATAATGACCATCAAAGTGAAGCAGAAGCATAGCATAGTGAATTACTTTAAGAAGATCACGCTTATTGCGACCATCCTTGTCACCATAACGACTTCCGTATTTAAGAATATTTGATTGGCAAAAACCAACGGCAAGGTCTTTTGCTGCCATCAAATCAATTGTTTGAATATCTTTGTAGTCTTGATTATGACCACAATAATGACTTCCATAAGTGCTAGTCACATAATCCTCAATGTCTTTGAGGATTTTATCTTCATTGTATTTCCAGAGATGATTTTTAGATTCAGTCATAGTAACAGTAGTTTTTGTAAGATTGAGCATTCCAGATTGCTCATTCATAGAAAGCGTAAATTCATTCATTGGATAAGGATACTCGTCCATAATAAAGGGAGGTCATAGCTTTACCTCCCCCAATTATATCAGAATGGGTGGTTCAGGTCAACAGGAGCAGGTACAACATTTTCTTGATGAATGGTTGGCATCTGGAAATCAGCATCAATCTTATCATACAGTTCCAGGAAGGATTGTTTAGTTTCATCATCGAAACGATTAACACATACCTGAATTGCCTTTGCCTTATCCTGGAAGATGCTGTAGGCACGGATAATGTGGACCAGGCGACGAGTACTGATAATTTCCTCAATACCACCGTCATAGAAGGTTTTGCGGATAATATCACCCCAATCCACCAGACGCTTGCAGAAGTCACGATCCTCTACACCGTGATCCAGAGCAATACCTTCCAGGATCTTCTGTTCAATAACTGGAGAAGGATAGGACTGCTCAAAGGTCACAGGGAAACGCTCCAGGAACGCCTCGTTGAGCACGTTGGTGCCGATGAACCTACCATCATCAGAACCCTTGCCCTTGGTGTTTGCAGTGGCGAATACGTTGAATCCAACAGTAGGTTTAACGTAACGTCCAATCTTTTTCAGGAACACACCCTTACCTTCCAGAACAGATTGAAGGCACAAAATCTTGTTAGAGGCAAGGTCAATCTCATCAAGAAGGAGCACAGCACCACGCTCAAGTGCTTCTACCACAGGACCATTGTGCCAAACAGTAGCACCATCTACAAGGCGGAAACCACCAATCAGGTCATCCTCATCAGTCTCAATGGTGATGTTGACACGGATCAGTTCACGCTTAAGTTGAGCACACGCTTGCTCAATACTGAACGTTTTACCATTACCCGAAAGACCCGTAATGAACGTAGGATAAAAGATACTGGACTGAATAATTTTTTTAATATCGTTAAAATTACCAAACTTGACGAAGGTATCATCTTTATCAGGAATGAGATTTTGTTCAGAGGTAGGCATAACTGCAGGAGCACTATAAGAACGCTCAATCTCTTCGACACGTTCTTGGGTCACTTCAAGATTCCAACGACCTCGATCAGTCTTAAAAGGTTCCAAACGACGAGTTACAGTTTGATAGTTAAGATTACGAGAAGCACAAAATCCCCTAACATCTCCAGCACTAAGTTCAGTGCCATAAAGATTTTTAAGATCAGAGATAAGTTGTTCGTCAGTCACAGCAATTTTGCGGGGCATAATAAAGTTGGGTTCGTTTCAACAAAGTAATTATAGATCGAAAAAGAAAGGGGAACAGTGCCCCATGTGACAGTTTTCAATCTGGTTCGATTTGTTTGATTGGTTTGTTTTTCTTAGCACAAGCATCTCTAGCCCATGCTCTAGACAAACTGTTTACATGTGAACATGATTTACCAGATTTACCGCAGTGAGGGCATTTGGAATCTGGAGGATCTGAAATATATCCATCAGGTGTATACATCCTTCTTTTTCTTTGATTTTCAGACTGTTTTTTTTTCTATAATTCATTAACAAATTAATCCAACAAACTCATTAAGAATTTTTTTATTCATTTTTTTAGAGCTTAGAGATTTTACAAATGCAGATTTAATTTGTGTTTTGGTTGCACATTCATGAACATCAAACTCAGTAGAGGCATTTAATGCACTTGAAGACAAACCAAAATAAGTATTGTATCCAGAATTTTTAATAGAAATATTCCTATACTTTTTCCACCCATTCATCATTTTAACATACTGGTCATTATTAGAATATCCAACATATCGTCGAATAAAATTACTAGCATCTCTTCCCTGCATAATACGAATACCAATGAAATTGACATCATCAAACTTATCTCGCAAATTGCGAAGAAGAAGTTCAGTAAAATCATTATTATCATTAGTCATTTTATAGACCATTCCAATTTTCCTATCCCTAAGTGTTGTATTGGATGAGATACTATTCAACCCAATATAAGGTTGAGTGTTAAATGGTCGATTAAATTCAAGATGATATTTAGACCATTCCGCTTCACCATCAGTCAAAATAATACATTGAACTTTTTGGAGTTTGTTATCCTTTTTAAATTTAGGGAGAATTTGATGTAGAGCAATCAAACTTTGATTAAGGGGTGTCCCAGACAAAGAAAGACCATAAGGAATATTATACTCAGTATAAGAATAATTATAATGAGTACGATTAAGACCATATGCAACCCTAAACATATTTTTCATTTGCTGCTCAAGAACTGAACCACTAACTTTGCTAGTAAGAACATTAAGAAGAGAAAAGTTCTCATCAACAAAAATTAACCCAGACTTTTTATTATAATGAGGTTTAGGAAGCACAGGTTTACCATCATCATAAGTTACCCGCCGCCATTCATTAGTAAAAGCATAAACATCGAAAGGAATATTAACTTTTTTACAGAACCAAATGAGGTTATACAATTGTTTTACTGTGTCAAGAAGAACATCAGACATTGACCCAGACCAATCAAGAATAAAAACCAACCCATGATTTTTACCGTTAGCAAGTGTAGTCACCTTTTTAAACAAATCTTCATTATATTTGTAAGTATGAAGTTTTGAACAATCTAAAATTCCCGTCCTAGAAGTAGTTGCTCTTGCATAACTATCCGCAGATTTGCGACATTCAAATTCCTTTACAAGGTAATTAACTTCTTTTTGAGCAGAACGTTTAAAATCTACATATTTTTTATCAACATTAATAAATGCATCAGGTTTTTCATCAACTTCAATAGTTGCTTTCCAAGTTTTATTACACTCTTCATGAATTTGCTTATTGCAAATAATAACAGTGTCAAGATTTAATTTAGGAATTTCAATATAAACATTTTCTGTACCAACATTGTTTACAAGATCCTTAATAGATTCTTCAAGTGCCTTGGATGTCTTCACATCAATGTTAGAAGTAGTGCTACCAATATTATTATTCGATTGACTTTCACCTTTTACATTGTCAATACTTTCTTGGGATTGACCTTCAGTTGAAGATCCTTGATCATTAGTTTGTTGGGCATCAGAATTATTTTCACTTTCCTGCTCTTGTTGATCACCACTTTCTGTATTATTTCCAGGAGTACTTTGATCATGAGAATTGAGAGATTCAACTTTTTGTTGATGTTCTTGCTTCTCTTTACAATATGCATACAGCAATTCTGATGCAATAAGAACATCAGCAAAGGTCTCAGTTTCACCTACAATATCAACAATTTCTTTTTCTTTTTCGTCAAAACCAATATTGATAAAATTACCAATTTTATAATAAAGATTTACTTTATCTGCAAGGTTATAGGTATCAACATCTTCATCACCAATGGCGAAAAAATCCTGATCACTCAATTCACTATATCCATTGTAAAATGTTTTCTTAAGTCCATCATATCGACGCTTCATAAGTTTTTCAACACGAACGTCTTCTACAACATTTACAATTTGCTTAGGAACCTTGCAGGTATCCCACCAATCGTCATCTGGAGTATAAAGTGCATGACCAACCTCATGCCCAACGAGCATGTCGTAAATGGCGTTTGATGCCTTCTCCCACATTGGTAGAGTAAGAACCCGCGTATGGACGTTAAAACATGCAGTAGAAACCTTCTTGTGCTCCACTACGAGATCTTCAGTAGCAAGAAGGCGAGCAAGGTTACCTTTGACTTCGTGGTTGACTGACATTGGATTTCGTTTGAACTGCACTAAGTATACGAAAATGGGTCGCCTTGTGGACGACCCATGTGACAGTTTTTAAATTGACCTATCCAGATTTTGCCCCATGACACTTATGAGGACATTCTACTAAAACCTTTAATCTTTTCAAATCTAACAACATTTACAAATTTATCTCTCATACCTTCTTTATGAGATATAACAAAAATATTAGCATCTTTAATTATAAATCTAATAATTTTTAAGAAGTCATCAGTTCCAAATCCATCAAGAGAAGAATCAAAGGTTTCATCAAAAATAATAAGATTACAATTAAGAGAATTTTTTATCTTTGCAATTTCCCTCCAAGTAAAAAGAAGAGCAAGATCAATTCTCATTTTTTCACCTTCACTAAAAGAACTATATGAAAAATCTTCGTGAATGGGAGTCTTAATAGATTCGTTAAATTCTTCGTCTAATGAGAAGTTAATATAAAAATCCATCATTTGGAGATATCTATTAACTTGCTGGTTGATTAGAGGTAAGTATTTCTTGATGATCTTTGTCTTAACTCCCCCATCTTTCAATAGACTATAAACAAAATCATAATAATTAATTTGTTCTTTTTTAGTTCCTGCCTCCTTAAAAGTTACTTCAAGTTGTTCTCTAAATTCTTCTAATTTCTCATGTTCAGTATTTCTATTCTTAAGTTGATTGGTAATAATTTGAATTTCGTATTCAAGTTCTCCGATTTGTTTTTGGCATCCAGAGATCCTAGTATTGTTCTGAGAAATTTCATTTGCGAGTTTAGTAACCTCTTTAGAAAGGGCGATAAATTGACGCTCTCGCTCTTCTTCTTCTTTAATTGTTTCTTCTAGTTCCTTATAACCAGATTGCAACTCCTTTGCTTTATTTTGAGCGTCTACTATTCTATTTAATCTAAACTCGTCTTCTATATTTTGAGTGCAGGTAGGGCATACCGTATTTTCAGTGAAGAACTTATGCTCTTCAGTTATGGTTGTTACTTTTTGAGATATTTTACCTTTAAGATTTCCTAACTTACGAAGTTTTTCTGTTGCCCCAATATAAGTTTTTAAATCTTCTTGAAGTTTTTCGATCTCTTGATTTTTACATTCATTCACACCAATCAAATTATTTTCTTCATCAACAAGTTGTTGTATTTTTTCTTGCTTATTTTTAATATTATCCTTACCTCTATTTTCCAACTCCTCGATAAAGTTTTTTTGCATTTTAACTTTATCTTCTAAAGATTCTTGCTTTAAATTAAAAGTTTTGATAGTATCTTTAGTTTCCCTAATCTTTTCTTTTAACACAGAATTCATAGAAGAAAATATTTTAATATCAAGCAGATCTTCAATGACTTCTCTACGATTAGATGTAGACAATTGCATAAATGGAACAAAACTGCTACTTCCAAGAATAACAATTTGTGTAAATGATTTGTAATTCATTTTCAAAACATTTTGTTCAAACCATTTTTGCTGATCAATTGCAGCAGCATCCTGATTTAAAAGAGTTCCATTTCTGTAGATTTCAAAAATAGATGGTTTAATTCCACGTACAACTTTCCAAGTATTAGTACCAACAGTGAATTCAACTTCAACTACACAATCTTTCTCATTAACAGAATTAACAAGTTGAGGTTTATTTACACCTCGAAAAGATTTACCAAACAAAGAAAAAGTAAGAGCATCCAACATAGTACTTTTTCCAGCACCATTATTTCCAACAACTAATGTTGTCTGACCGTCTGAAAAAGAGATTTCTGTAAACTGATTGCCTGTACTTAAAAAGTTTTTATATTTAATTTTCTCAAATAAGATCATTTTCTTGAGGTGGGATTACGAGGTCATTTTCAGTAATTATAGCATATTGATATCCATGTATCTCGCATGTTTGTAGGATTATATCATCTTCAATTTCAATAACATGCATTGTGGGATAGTCCATTTCTTCTAACATCATAGCAAATCTTACAGCATCATCTTCTTGTTCAAATAGATAAAGAATTTGATTTCCATCTTCATCTAAAACAGAATAAGCACCTTCTTCTTCTTTGCCTTCGATTGTTAGTATGTGCATTTTAGACTAATTCACACGCTTCTTTGTAAATACCTTGAATGAGTTTTTGAATAACATTTTTATCCAAATTTGTTTCAAACTCTTCAACATATCTATTTAATATAGAAATAGTATCTTCAGTTTCCAATTCTTCAATTTCAAAGTTTTCCTGGAAATTGAAATTTTCAATAATTTTTAATTCAAATATATTTGACGTATATAATTTATCTAAAAATTTATCGAACTTTTTGGGATCTGTTTTTTTCCTAACAATAAGTTTTACTATTTTATTTTCATAAGGTCTAGAATCAAAAGTCTGATAATCAGTATCATCATAAAAAATAGAATAAAACATTCTATATGGATTATTGATTGGTGTTAATTCTAGCGTATCTAAATCTAATAAATGAAATCCTCTAGTGTCATTATAATCATTTGAATATATTTCATAAGGATTTCCAAGATAAAATATTGTTCCATCATTAGACCTAGTATGATAATGCCCAGAAAATACTTTGGTGAATTTTTGAAACATATCACTATCGTGCCCAGTAGTCATAGTATGACCACGATACGCAGAAAATCCATTTAGTTCTAAATGCCCCATGGCAATTTTTGACTTACTTTTTTTAATTGTATCGAACGTATGATCTTGATTTTCTGAATTAATCCAGGGAATAAAAAGAATATCTTCTTTACCAATTTTAATGTGTTCTGGATTTGATATTACCTTTACATTTTTATATTCTCTCAACAATAAATCTACAGCATTAATATTGTTTGTATTTTTATAGTATGCAGTATGATTACCAACAACAGTATAAACCGAACACCCCAGCGAATTTAATCTGTCGTAATAATTATCCTTTGCCCATGCAAGAGCAGAAAAATCAATACCTTTGCGACTATCAAAAGTATCACCCATATCAATAACCGTAGTAATACCTTCCCGTTCTAACGTAGGGAAAAACACATCATTATAAAAACTCAAAAAATAATCATGAAATATTTTTGAATTTTTACGTGCCCCAAAATGTTGGTCGGTGATTATCGCAACACGCATCAATACCTCAATTTAGAATGAACACTATCCTTGATGCTATTATAGTCCGAATAATTGCTACCGTCAATCGTATTGTCGTCACAAAAAACTTCATCAAATCCAGTCCTTTCAAGAATTTTATTCTTTATTTCTAACTGCTTCTTTTCTTTTTGAATTCTTCTCAAAAATGCATAATGAATAATTTGAGTAAAATAAGCAAAAGGATTTTGAGATTTCTCTGGATTAAAATTATGAATGTATTGAACACAATTTTCAATCCCATCAGAAATCATATCATCTTTGAAAATATAATTAACAAAGTTTGGTTTAAATGAAAGATGAGTAGCAATCTTTAAAAAACATTCACCAAGATAATTAGTAATCCTTGGTTTTGGATCACCTCTTTCCTGTGCTTCTACAATTTCTTTTTTATACTGAATTAAAGCGGCAAGAAAGTCCTTATTATTAACATAGTGTACTGACCTTTTTCTCTTAGTCATTGCTGAGGTGGTAATCATTAGAATCTATAATGTAATATGTAGACATTATAACACTTTATCTGTCAAATCACAAATACTTGACACGACTAGGCGTATGGTATTAGAATAGGTTTGTTGAGTTTGAAGAGTTATATTTAACTTCTTTTATAAAGCTTCTCTAATATCTCTTTAGCATCATTAATATTAGAGATATAACCCATTTTACGATTTATCTTTCTTTTAATACCGGATGATCCGGAATAATCAGTATTTTGTCTTACATATGTTTGATACATAGAGATCATTTGAATATCTTTTGATTCACTAATAGTTAAAATATCATCCATATTTAAAATAAAGATATCTTCTTTACTTGTTTTTAACCATTGTTCAAACTTATATCCCATACCATTTCTAGTTTTAACTTCAGAAATTGTAATAGGATTAGTTATCAATAATAATATCTTATTGTCTTCATTTGAAGGTGCTACTTTAGCAAATATTTCTTCTCCATTCTTTAATTTAACAGTTGCATAAAAATCGTCTTCTATCATGTTTTTAAATTAACAGTAATTATTTCGTAATTAAACTTTTCTTCATTATAAATTTTTATTCTTTCGATTAAATGATTTAAAGTATAATTTTTTCTTGACTTATGAGTACAATCATCAGCAATATCATAAAGCATTGCTTTTGTTTTATTTTTACCCTTTCTTAAAACTCTTCCAATGCTTTGTAAGTTACGTACTCTAGATTTACTTGGTGAAGCAAATACTACATTGTGCAGGTTTTTTATATTTATTCCAGTAGAAAATACACCATAAGAAGCAATGATTATAGCGTTTTCTTGTACTTCTGTAATTTCTCTAACACGTTCTCTTTCTTCAGTATCAACTCCACCATGAACAAAAAAGACTTTACGACCAGATTGTTTATAGTTATCAATCAATTCAAATAATGGTTTACCATGAGTTTCAACCCTAGAAAATAATATTAAAGTATTACCTTTTAGATCTAAAACTAAATTTTTAATAAAATTATTTCTTTTATCATGTGTTATAATAAATTGAACTTCGTCTTCATATGTTTCAAAAATTTGAGGAGTGTGCTTTAATACAAGGCATCTAATATCCAATTTGGATACATGCCCTTTCTCCATCAGTTCAGCAGTTCTAGTAACTTTATATGATGGACCAAATAATCCCTCAAGAACCCATTTATGAGTTTGGGTGCCATCTAAAGTACCAGTAAATCCAAAACGATACTTGGCATGATGTAATTTTGTCATTATATTAATGAGAGATTTACTTTTAAATAAATGTGCCTCATCCCCTATTACTACATCAAAATCTTCAAAAAACCCACGGTCTAAATTATAGATAGACTGCCAAGTAGTAATTGTTACTGGGGCACTATTAGTTTTTTCTCTACCAGAATATATTCTGTGGCAATATGAACCAGCATCCCAACCATAATCCTCAAAATCTTTGTACATCTGCTCTACAAGAGATGTCGTTGGAACAACTAAGAGAATTTTTTGTCCTTTGTCTTCATAGTACCTCACTAATGAATAAATCATCAGAGATTTGCCAGATGCAGTGGGGCTTATCAATAATCTTCTATTGTGCTTTAAAGCATCGAATACTCCCTCAATTTGATAATCTCTCGGAGAGTGAGAACAAATAGACTTCATATAGTCTTTGACACCTTCGTATGAAATGCCTTCATTTACTTCAAAAGGCAGTCCATAGAATTTGTTATCTTCAAACTTGTAGTTGTAATTATAATTTTTACAAAAAGAAATTAATTTATCTAGCAAACCAACGTAGAGTTGTTTGGTTCGCATGTCAAATAAATGAATTTCTCCATTCCAATTTCTACCCCTGTACTGGGGCATGAACTTTGCATTTGGAACCTCAAATTTAAAATGATCTCTCAATTCATATTCAATATGAGGTTCACATTGTATTTTTAGAAATACTTCGTTAGACTTTGAAATTATTAAATCAAATTTATCAACCATATCCTGCCTGGAATTTTAAGAATTCGATGGCATTCTTAATTTGGTATGTTCTGTTTTGAATAACCTTAAGAATACTCTCTAAGTAATTTAGGATAGTTTCATAGTAGTCTATTTTTAGACATACCTGAGACAACTTTTCATCGGCATCCAAATACTTTTGTAGAGTATCTTTGTCCCTTATCTTTTTGGGGAATGGATTTTCGATATAAACTTCTGGATCTGCTTTGCCTGTAAAATATTCGTAGCGTTCGTGTCTAATATTCTTTTTTTGTTGCTCTGCTTTCTTTTTTAAAAGAACGATATTATTGTAAATATCAAAATATTTAGCATGTAAACTTGGGATGTTTGTAGATTCTGTGTGAAGATTATCCATATCAATTTTGGCATCTTCTTCCCACATTTTTTGTATCATGTCAAGATCAATAATCATAAAGGATTTCCTTTCCTATCTACAATATTGTACATAGTATACTTGAAAGAAACTTCAGAAGTAAAGTATTCTTCTTCTGAATTTGTGGCGTCAAAAGATAACGCTGATAGTGTATATGGAAACATGTCTCTAAAAATAACTTCAAACTGAACATTATTATTGCTGTTTAATACTTGCAATGTTCCGTCAGAATATATGTTCATTTGTGGTACTTGGCGATTATCCACAATGGGAGCATTTTTTTGTAAATCATGAATTTCGGTTAAACTTTCAGGAAATCCTAATCCACGCATCCAATTTTGTATTTGCATATAATTTTCTAAATTTTCATCTACAATAAATTTCAGATTGAAATCATCAAAAACCATTTTATCTCCAGGAACTGGAATATCTCTCAAATAGTTTGGTTGATCTGCAACACCCAAAGTTAAACCAGGGATGTCTGCTGAGTTTGAAAAAAATGAAACTTTTCGTGCCCTATTAAGTACAAATTTAAATCTAACAGAAGATAAAAAATTTCTGTTTTGAATTTGGTTACTAAAAAGATTTCCAGTGTTAGTTGCCATGGTTTTTAATTAGATTGAAAATGTGGTTTTAATTTTTGTATAAAATATTCTGCTATTTGTTTATATGATTCTTTTTTAGGATGAAAACTATATGGATTTAATAAATTGGATTTTTCTGCATAATCCCATTTATCATCACATTTAATACTATTGGATATATTATTTTCTTTAATATGTCTTTTTACCAAATAAGATAAAAGATCTCTATTATTTTTTTCATAATCAATAAAATTATCTATTTTTTCTCCATATGAGTGATGATTAAAGGTATCAAACCAAAAATTTTTTACATTTGAAAATTGTGAAATAAATTTATTAAAAAATATAATGTCTTTTTCTAAATTCTCAATTTCAAGTTGTTTATTATACGACCATTTTGTTATTGCTATTGCTAACTTGTCTTCGCATTGATTGAATCCAAATTGTTGTTTGAATAAATTTTTATCCGTTAAAGCATCTAAGTTTAAATATAAATCGCGATATGATTTGATATCTTTACAATACATATAATTTCTTGTGGTTGTTGTTATACCCCACAAAATGATTATATTATCATATAATTTTAATGTATCACTCCAATTATCACTAATAAAAAAATTTCTAGCTTCTTTAAACTGTCTTTGATTGCTGCTACCACCGACAGAAAAATTTAAATTTCTAACCTCAAAATATTCTGAAACTATTTTTCTCCACGAATACTTCCAATTTAATTCGGAATCATATCTAATATTTTTTTCATAATGCTGCGGATCCATCCCATCTTCATATCCAGCACCAATACCAAAAGTCCAACTGCAACCAAATGTAATTAATATAGATTTGTTACCCATAGATTTTTTTATGTTCATTTAAATATTTATCATAAAAAAAGGGGTCCTTGCGGACCCCCGTGAAAATATGCGACCAGTGATCACATGAGGTTCTTGATTTGAACTCTTCTGTAATAACGGTTTGCGTTAACTTGAAGTCTGCCGAGACCCTGAGTGGTGCCTTCAGCGAATGGGTTAGCAACAAGACCGTATCTGGTCTTAAAGCCAATCTTAGGCTGGAAGGTGTTCTCACCAACGGCACGAACCATTTGGAGAGGAACGTAGGGGCAATAGAACAGACCTGCATCATAAGGGGAAGAACCCTTATAACCGACAACGTAGTACTGCTGAGAAGCAACGTTTGCCGAATATGGATCGATATACACTCTGTACTTACCGAGTAGAACACCAGCAAAGGTGTTACCAGTGTCATCAACGTTGAGGTTTGCATTCAGAGCAGGGGTGTAATCGAGTACACCAGCCATGCTTAGAGCAGAAGCAACGTCAGCAGAACACATGATAACGTTACCCTTACCTCTACGAGTTCTTTGTGCGATTGCGTTAGCATCGCGCTCGATTTGGAAGAGTAGACCCTTGAACTTCTCAACGGACCAACGACCGTTTGAATCAACGTCAAGGTCAAAGATACCAGCGGTGGCAGTATTAGCAGCAGCACCTTGCTCAGCGACCTTGTAGATCGTTCTGATAACTTCTCTGTTGATTTCCGCGAGGATTTCGGTTGAGAGAATGTTAGCAAGTTCTGCTTCTGCATTCAGACCGTGGATAGCCTTGAGGTCTTGAGCGAGTTCTAATGAATACTCAGCCTTAAGTGCTCTTGACTTTGCTTCAACAAGAACTTTCTCGATTGAGAATGCCATCTCGTTGAACTGGTTAGCTGCACCATTACCGAGGTTCTCGGAATCGCCAGTGAACATACCCTCACCGACGTTGTAACCAGCAGCACCAGTAGATGCACCAGTACCAACTGGGTTCAGGAGACCAGGATTGCTACCATACTGAGTGGTAGTACCCATACCAGCGTTAACGTTAGCAGCAGCGGTTAAACCGATACCAGAATTCTGACCAGAGAATGCGGTATCTGCTTCGTTGAACAGTGCTTCAGTACCAGACTGATTGGTGTAACGTGAACGCATTGCAAAGATTAGTCCAGTAGGACCGCTCATTGGTTGAACGCCAGCGAGGTCATAAGCGACCAGGTTAGGCATTGAACGTCTGATCAGAGAGATCAGAACTGGGTCGAAACCAGCTACAGGACCACCTGCAGTAGCGGAACCTGAGAAACCACCAGATGCACCAGCAGCATTACCTGCATTGGTTGGGGTTTCCATTAGGATACCGTTTGAGAAAGCTTGTTGCTCTCTCAGGAATTTTTCTTGATTTTCGAGCAGGACAGCGGTTACAGCTCTTCTATGGGAATCTCTGATAGGATCAAGACCATCATAGTCGAGAAGTGGTGCCCACTTTTCCTGCAGATGCTCGGATTGGAACATTTGCTTTTACCTTTTACTAAGTGTGTTTGTTTTTATTTGAATAATATTAAATTCACTTTTTAGCAACTGCTGAAAGAGTTCTCAAGTAAGCGTGCATTGTATCTGAGTGATACTCAGTTGCAACGTCTACTCCTTCAGAAAGAGTTTCAGTTTGTGCCTGTTGAGACGTAAATCTTGAAGGAAAATATGATTCCTTCAAAGTTTCCAGTTTCTCACGATATTCTTGGTCACTTTCAAACTCAACACTTTCGGCAAGTGAAGCGAGCTTCTCTTTCTGAGAAAGTGCTAGACCCTCAGAAATATCATCAAAGATTCCTTGTGCAACCGACTCGGAGAGACGCTTGTTTAAAGTGATATTCTTCTCAATTTGCTCGTTGAGTTTTGTCTCCATTTCATCAAGTTTTTCTACCATGCTCTCTAGAACATCATATTTATCTTCAGGGATTGATACATAATGCTCTTCAAAAAGTCCTCTCATTCCTGCGAGGAATGATTCAGTCATTTCAGACTTAAGACCGTGCTCGATTGCGAGCTCGTTCTCGGACATCCATTCTTCTGCGACGTATTCTAGATAAGCGTCAACTCTCTCTTCGAGAGAGAGTTTGATTTCTTCGACTTCTTCAATAAGTCTTTGTTCGTATTGAATTTCAAGGGATTCCTTGAGTTCAGATGCTTTTGATCTGAGGGCAGCTTCAAAAATAGTACGTGCCTTTTCTTGAAACTCTTCGGAGAGTTCTTCACCTTCTAGAAGAGCATTGACATCTTCTTCAATGTCATACTCTTCCTTCTTCATCTTCTCTTCTTCGTCCTCGTCCTCTTCATCTTCGTCATCCTCTTCGTCATCCTCTTCATCATCTTCTTCTTTAGCTGCTTCTGCAACTACATCATCTTCTTCAGTTTCTACTTCTTCAGCATCAAATTCTTCTTCATCATCAGTTTCTTCTTGTACAAGATCCTGATCTTCTAACTCTTCCTCTTCTTTAACTGCTTGGCTCTTTTTCAGACCCTTCATTGGATCTGCTGCCTTTGCACCTTTGTTAACAATATTTCTGACTTGTTGCAGTGTTTTACCAGGGGTTTTTAACTCTGCAGAACTATCATCTGAACGATAGTTTTCTGGAGTAGGACCACCCAGATCTTCCCAGCTACCAGTTTGACCAGCAACTGCTCCAGATGCTAGCTTCTGCATCGCATCCCCTGCCTTTGCACCAGCATTGACAGCGGTTCTGGATTGCTTAGTGCCTGCTTCCATTTCTTGTAAATTTTTACCACGAGACATTTGAACTCTCCGATTAACCTATGAATTTAATCTATATTTATTTATTAAATTAAATAATTTTACTTTATATATATCAGAGAGAATTTAAGAAATCATTGAATAATTCAATTTTATGCTCTTCTAATCTTCTTTGATTTGCTAAAGTATTAATTTTTCTTCTAGTGTTTTCAGCGAGTTTTTCGCGGAGAACACCACCATCCCAAACCCACTCTTTACCTTCCATAATTCCCTGAACAAAAGCATCAGGAGCAGAAGGATCTGCTACAATATCAGCAGCAGTTGCAAGCATAAAGTCTTCACCAACTTCTTTATAACCTTTATTGTTTTCTCTTAAAGAACCAATACCACGAGACGAAACGCCGAGAGTTACTCCATCTTTGAGAAGTGACTCGGCAATTTTGCCCATTGGAGTTGAAAGAATTTGTGCCTTACCTACAAAGTTATTACCACTTTGCTTAAGTTCGGTAATTTTGTGTGAAACTCTATCAAGATTTACAGTAGGACCATCGGGGTGACCTAACTCACCTAATGCTCTACCCTTTTGCACATAATTTTCATTGTAACGATTTACCTCTCTTTCCATAATTGAAAAAGGGTACATTCTTCCGTTACGATTAACAGTTTCACTCTGGAGAAAAACTCCTTGAATATATAGTTGCTTTTTACCACCCACACTTTCGGTGATAAGTTCAACTTTTTCGATTTCTTCTCTGATGAGTTTCATTGGATTAATTGGTAAGTCCTACTTTTACTGCTTTGATTGCTGCTGATGTCCAAATAACATCAGTTGGAAGTTTCTCCAAAAATTCAACTGAACTTGCTGGCATTGAAAAATAGTTAGTGGTTGCTGCTCCAACAGAAGTTGATACACCAACTGTAACTATACCTGCAGTATTATTGTGAAGACGAACACAGGTTGCATTAGTAATACTAGTTGCTGCTCCTGCAGTTGTTTCTGTTGAAACTTCAGTATCAATTATTTTTGTTCTTTGCATTGGTATAATAAAGACTTTATTAGTTATTTATAATTTTGTTTAAACCTGAACATATTCAATATAACTACCAGCACGAACAGTGGTCGCAGTAACACTTGAACTATTCTGTGACCACTGGAAATGAAAGTCTCCAGCATTTGCACCATTGTGAATAATGCCTTCTAAAGTAACATAACCACCAGTAGTTCCAGATGATGATGTAAGTGTATTATCTGCTGTAGAATATGCAGTTGCAATATTGAAACTTAATGTTCCAGAACCAGGAACACTACCTCTCTCAACAATACGAACTAAAGTTGGTGATGCAGGTCCAGTATGTCTCCATTTGAAGTCGGGAGTTGTACCAGTATCAAAGAAAACTTCTAGTTTGAATTGATATTTTGTATTTGCTAACATTGGGAAGAGTAACTGACTATCATTATTCAGTGTATTATCACTCGTTATTGACTGGTCGGCAGTCTTACTGACCAATGTTCTTCCACCAGCACCAGTTGCAGTGATGGTAACTTGTCCAGTAGAACCAGAAAGACTTATGTTTGAACCAGCAACAAGTGAAGTTACGATACCTGTTAAAGGTGTTCCTGAACCAGAGAATGAAGTTGCAGTAACTACACCAGTGAATGTTCCACCGTCAGTACATACAAGTTTTGTTGTAGTTACAACTCCAACACTCATTCCAAGAGATGTGGTATTTCCATAACCTAAAGTGGTATTCAGGTCTTGAGTATTTGCAAGAACATTAGATGCTTGAGTAACACCAACAATTACTGATGGAGATACTGGAATAGTTGGAGATGATTGTGCTGAGGTTGTTGTAAGAGCAATACCTGCATGATTACCATTCCATAGAATTTGGACATAATCATTTGCATTTACATTTACAATATATTGGACTGTTGCACATAAAAGTCCATCTGGACCAGTTCCTTTTGCATCTATATTGAAACTAGAATTGCTATTTGCAATATCTGACCCATTCTTTCGGAACCAAACATCAACATTTTGAATACTCGTAACAGTATTTCTAAAATGCATTTCATAATTAATTGCATAAACTCCACCATAAGCAAAAGTAATTCTATCGGTGGATGCAATACTAACTCCATTTGATGAATAGGTATTTCCAATTTTTACAAAGTTCCAAGTACTAATTCCAGCATTTGTCTGTAAAGTAGTATCATAAAATGCTCCATAATAACCAGTTTGACCAATACCAGTTGCAGTTGCATTAATTGTAACTTGTCCAGTTGAATTTGATACTGTAATTCCAGTTCCAGCAAT